AGACCAATGCAAACAGTAGCACCAACGCCAGCGGCGAGTGTTGTACAAGGTCCGATGAATATGGCTGAAGCAGCCAATGCACTTGCTGGGATGCTCCCCGATGAGGGACAAGAGGAGAACAGCGAGGCGCAGTTGCCCGATGAGGGCGCGGCGGTAGATGAGGAGTTGCTAACCGATGCAGACGCGGATGGTGATGAAACTGATGCCGAACAATCTGAGGAAGATGAGAATTCTGAAGAGGAAGAACAGCCACAAGTCTTCACCGTCAAAGTTGACGGTAAAGAAGTCGAGGTGACGCTGGAGGAACTCCAAAAAGGTTACTCAAGGACTCAGGATTACACACGCAAAACGCAGCAAATTGCCGAGGTGCGAAAGCACGCAGAGGCAGAGTTGCAGGCGGTGCGTGCCGAGCGTGAGCAATACGCTCATTTGTTGGGTGCTTTAGAGGCACAGGTTCAGCAGGCAGCGCAGCCAAACATTGATTGGGATCGTCTTTATCAAGAAGACCCCATCGAGTGGATGAAGCAGCGCGAAATGATGCGTGACAACCAAGAGAAGAACGCGGCTATTCAATCTGAAAAGCAGCGACTCTCTCAGTTGTCACAGCAAGAGCAGATGCAATATCACGATCAGATGTTGCAGCAGGAACGAGAGGCTTTGATGGCGGCTATCCCTGAGTGGAAAGACGCAAAAAAGGCTGAGGCTGAAAAGGCCATGCTTGTTCAATTCGGCCAGAAGGCTGGATTCTCACCTGATGAACTGAAGAATGTTTTAGATCACAGGGCGGTTGTACTGCTGCGAAAAGCGGCTTTGTACGATCAGATGATGTCCAAGCGTGGACAGATCAAGCCGGTGACAAACAATGGGCCTAGACCTGCCAAGCCTGGCGCAGCAGGGAGAGTATCAAACAACACTGAAGCGATGCGAGCACAACAGCGTCTTGCGAAAACTGGCCGTGTCGATGACGCGGCTGATGCAATCTACAAACTCTTGAAATAAGGAATCCATCATGGCTATCGTTAGTAATACTTTCACCACCTACTCTGCAAAGGGTATTCGTGAAGACTTGAGCAATGTCATCACCAACATCGCTCCCGAAGAAACACCGTACCAATCCAACATTGGCCGCGAAACAATCACCAACACTCTGTTTGAGTGGCAGACCGACACATTGGCAGACGCAGCCGCCAATGCTCAGTTGGAAGGTGATGACGTTGGAACATTCGATTCAGTCGTTGCGACTGTTCGTTTGACCAACTACGCTCAGATCGCACGCAAAACCATCGTCTTGTCAAACACTGAAGAAGTGGTTAACAAGGCTGGCCGCCGTTCTGAATTGGCTTATCAGATCGCCAAGCGCGGTTCTGAGTTGAAGCGTGACCAAGAATTCACATTCTTGAATGGTGCAGTTGCCGCAGCCGGTAACACCACCACTGCTCGCGCTACTGCTTCTTTGGGTGCGTTCATCAAGACCAACACCGACAAGCAAACCAACGGCGCTGACCCAAGCTACACCACATTGCCAAGCAATGCGCGTAGTGACGGCAATGTGCGTACTTTCACTGAAACCATTCTCAAGAATGTGATTCAGAAAGTATGGACACAAGGCGGCACACCAAAAATCCTGATGGTTGGTCCTGTCAATAAGCAGCGCGTTTCTGGCTTCTCTGGCATCGCATCACAGCGTTTCAACATTGATGGCGGCGCAAAGCCTGCCACTTTGATTGGCGCTGTTGACATCTATGTCAGCGATTTCGGTAATGTCTCTGTCATCGCTAACCGCTTCCAGCGCGAGCGTGATGGTTGGATCATCGATCCTGAGTACGCAAAAATGACCGTGTTGCGTCCTTACCAGCAACTGGAATTGGCGAAAACAGGTGACGCTGAGAAGCGTATGCTGTTGATCGAATTCGGCCACAAAGTCTTGGCTGAAAACGCTCACGGCCTTTGCGCTGACTTGTCTACTTCTTAATCGACTGAGAGGAAAAGGGGGAGGAGAAATCCTCCCCCTACTTACATGGAAAAACGATTTTTTGATGCAAACCCTGAAAAAGGGATCACACGCACTTGGCACTACAACGAGGACACTGATGAGGCAACGATTCAGACAACTCAGGATTTGACTGCTGTCATTGAGGCCAACAAGCGCGACTTTGCCGCCATCGACAACAAAGCAAGTTGGAAGGGTGAATGGCATCATGTTGCCAGCATCCCTGAGTCAATCTACTTTCAGTTGAAGTCAGAGGGCAAGTTGGATGATCCGGTTTACATGAAGAAATGGTTAAACGATTATGACAACAGGTTCTTCAGAGTGAGGCCAGGTCAGCTATGAAATACATCGCAGTCTGCACACCAGCGCGTGATCAAGTCCACACCAACTACACCTACTGCATGGTCAATATGGTGGCGTACCACACGCTCAACACCACTGATGCCGTCAGTCTCAAGCTCTTGCAAGGCACACTGATACAGAATCAGCGTGCTGACTTGTGTCTGGACGCTATGCGCGAGGGTTGCAGTCATATTCTGTTTATCGACTCTGACATGACTTTCCCACAAGACATGATTGGCAGATTGCTCGCGCATGATGTGGACATCGTGGCTACAAACTGCGCCAGACGCAGGATGCCCACAGGTCCAACAGCGCAGAACTACGATGAGAACGGCAAGCGCCAACAGGTCTACACCATGCCTGATTCCACCGGATTGGAGGAAGTCGGCTCGGTTGGCACTGGCGTGATGCTAATCAAGCGCGAAGTGTTTCAGGGTATGTCTGAGCCATGGTTCGATATGCCATGGCAGTACGATACTCGCGGCTACATGGGCGAGGATGTGTTCTTCTGCAAGAAGGCTCAAGAGTTGGGTTTCAAGGTGTATATTGACCATGATGTCTCGAAAGAAATCGGACACATTGGCACATTTGAATTCCGGCATGAGCACACATGGGTCATGAAGGAACAGCTTGAAAAAGAGGCAGTCTAATGGCATTGACCACCTATACAGAATTGAAGACATCGCTGGCCGATTGGCTTAATCGGTCTGATCTGACTTCAGTTATTCCTGACTTCATCAGTCTGGCCGAGGCACAGATGGAGCGCCAGCTACGCACCAGACAGATGATTGTGCGTGCGACTGCGTCCTTTGCTGCGGCTGCTGAGTACGGCACAGTGCCTGATGACTTCTTGGAAGTGAAATCCATCAAGCTCGACACCAATCCAGTGACTGCATTGCAGTTTCAGACGATTGATGCCATGGATTCGCTGTCCAACACCACCTACTTGTCCAGCGGCAAGCCACTGTATTTCAGCGTGGTGGGAAATCAATTTCGGCTGTTGCCGATTCCTGATGGTGCATACACCGCAGAGTTGGTCTACTACGCTAAGTTGACTAAGTTGTCATCAATTGTCGCAACCAATTTTTTATTGACGCAAGCGCCTGATATCTATTTGTACGGTTCACTTTTACAGGCTGCGCCTTACCTACAGGATGATGCGAGAATCAATGTGTGGTCATCGTTATATGCTGCTGGCTTAGAGCAGTTGCAGACTGCTGATGACCGTGGATCAACCTCTGGCGGCGCAATCTTGACGCGAGCAAGGACATTCGGATGATGATCACCACCACCAAAGGCGACATGGACGAGTCCTTGTTGCAAAAATCTGTTGGCTCAACTGAGAGCGACAAAGAGATCATCAGTTGGGTTGAATATCGTTTGGATGACGAACTGGTACACAGATCAGTCCATGTTGTGTTGAAACAAAATGTCGCAGCCGATGGTGTTGCGGCGGCAATTGGATAAGGATTAAGTCATGGCGAATACTCAAGCTATGTGTACAAGTTTCAAAGGTGATTTGCTGACCGGCGTTCACAATTTCGGCACTGGCGTTGTTCGCGCTGCCACTACAGCAGACACTTTCAAGGCGGCTCTGTACTTAGCCAGCGCCACCATTGATGCCTCTACAACTGCTTATACGGCCACTGGCGAGGTTTCCGGCACTGGTTACAGTGCAGGCGGTGTCACCGTCACATTTGGCACTGCGCCGAGCACCAGCGGCACGACAGCGTTTGTCACACCAAGCGCCAGCATTACATATGCCGCAGTCACCTTATCCACAGCCTTTGATTGCGTGTTGATCTACAACTCAACTCAATCGAATAAAGCTGTCAGCGTCCACACATTTGGCAGTCAGACCGTGACTGCTGGAACATTCACGCTGACAATGCCGACCAATGATGCAAGCACCGGCCTGATCCGGTTGGCTTAACCGGAGCAGCGGCATGGCTGCTTATGGAACAGGCTATTACGGACTTGGTGTCTATGGCATAGGCAATGTCGTCATCAGTGGCAATTCAGCCACTGTTGCTGTTGGCACGCTACTAGCCAGCCGATCAATTCAAGAAGATGGCACGATTGCCACCGGCAATGTAGGCACAGTCGGCATCAATAGAACTGTTGCCATCACTGGTAATTCAGCCACTGGCGCTGTCAACTCGCTATTTGTTTCACCGATTCTCACAGGCAATGCTGCCACTGGTGATGTTGGAACGGTAATAGGCGCGGTTCTCACACTTCAAGACATCACAGGCGTTGAGGGTACAGGGGAAGTTGGCACAATCACTTTCAGTAGCTCTGTTGTTGTGGATATCAGTGGCGTGAGCCTTGCCGGATCGGTTGGTACGCTGATCGGTTTCGGATGGGGCGTAGTGCCTGATTCCTCGGAATCGTGGACACCAGTTTCAGACACCTCAGAAAACTGGACGGATTTAGCAGACAATTCAATCACTTGGCAAGAAGCCGCGTAAGGGGATTTAAGAATGGCAGATACCACCACCACCAACCTATTGCTGACAAAGCCAGAAGTTGGCGCGTCAACAGATACATGGGGTACGAAAGTCAATACTGACTTGGACACCATTGATGCGCTGTTTACTGCAAACGGCACTGGCACATCAGTCGGCTTGAACATTGGTTCAGGCAAGACATTGGCGGTGGCCGGTACAGCGTCTGTCTCTGGCACATTTACTGTCTCGGCAACTGATGCCATCAAGATTGCGTCAGGCACTACGGCGCAGCGGCCAGGCTCACCGGCAGCCGGTCAACTCCGATACAACACAACCCTCGGCAAGTTTGAAGGCTACAACGGCACTGTGTGGTCCTCAGTGGGCGGCGGTGCAACTGGTGGCGGTGCTGATACGGTGTTCTATGAGAACACGCGCACCGTGACCACAAACTACACACTAAGCTCTTCCAACAACGCACACAGCGTTGGCCCTATTTCCATTAACAGCGGAATAACGGTTACTATTCCGAGTGGTGCTAGATGGATCGTTTTATGACAATAAAAATAAGACCAGAGTTTGAATTAGACAGAATCAGAAATTCATGGAAAATTTCTGATGAAGGAATTCTTATGTGGATTTCTGGTTTTAAAACTGGAAAACCAGTCAGTGTTCAAACAACCAAAAAAGAACATCAAACCTGTTATTTGCAAGTAGATGGGAAGCTCAAAGGCTATTCTGTTGGTCAAGTGGCTTGGTATCTTTATCATGGTGAGTGGGCTACACAAGAAATAGATCATATTGATTGCAACCCAAAAAACCATAAAAAAGATAATTTGCGTTTAGCTACAAGAAGCGAACAATGTCGAAACAGAATTTCTGGGAAAGCAGGTAGACCAAATAAAGGTGTTTACAAGAGAGAATATGGAAACAGATGGTCTGCTCAGATTTGGGTTGATGGCGTATGTAAAAATCTTGGAACATACAGCTCAGAGGATGAAGCAATTGAAGTTCGTGAATTGGCAACAATGATGTTGCACGGAGACTTTGCCAATACAAAATCTTATAGAGTAGGAGTTTAAATATGTCATCAGTCGTTATCTCAGGAGACACCAGCGGGGCTATCACAGTATCAGCGCCTGCTGTTGCGGGTACAAACACGCTGACACTTCAAGCCGCCACTGCGACAAGCTCTGTCAATACATTGGCAACAGCGGTTGCGTCTACCAGCGGAACAACGATTGACTTTACAGGACTGCCAAGTTGGATTAAGCGAATCACAGTAATGTTTCAAGGTGTGAGTACAAACGGAACAAGCAATTGGTTATTCCAATTAGGATCAGGTTCTGCTACTACATCTGGATATTTAGGGACTGGATATAGAGCTACCAACGCAGGAAGTTGGATAAATATTGCGTTTACCACTGGTTTTGGCGTTCCTTTTGATACTGCAAGTGCGGTTGTTCATGGAAGTATAGTATTTGCCAATATTACTGGAAACAATTGGGTGGCGAATGGCTTTTTATCAAGAAGCGACACAACAACTACTGGTGGCACTGGTGGAAGCATATCGCTTGCGGGTGTGCTTGACAGAGTACGCATCACTACCGTAGGTGGCACAGACACATTCGATGCTGGCACTATCAACATTCTGTACGAAGGATAATCATGTCAATACTTGCTTTAACTTCTGACACGCTAATTGGTACAGCAGCCGCTGGCAACCTTGAATACAACGGTCAATTCTTTGGCACTGACAGCGCAGGCTCTCGGGCGCAGTTTCAACGGCTTGTGTTGTCAACGGCTGTTGCCTCTACATCGGGTACAAGCATTGACTTTACTTCTATCCCGTCATGGGTGAAGCGTTTGACAGTCATTTTTAATGGTGTTGGCACAAGTGGAACTGTTGGTTATTTAATTCAAATTGGCAGTGGTTCTGTAACAAGTAGTGGATATGTGGGTGGCGGCAATAGATTAGGAAGTAGCACAGGCGTTCCAGCAACTTCAACGGCTGGATTCCTCATAAATTCTGGGGCATCAGGCGGCGCAAAAAACGGTTCAATTGGCATAAAACTTATGAACACTACATTTGGATATGTTGCTGATGGAGTTATGTTTTCAAGTTCAGAATCAAATCAGTATCTGACTGGTGGTGCAGTAACTCTTTCTGGCTTATTAGATCGTGTTCGTATTACAACCACAAATGGAACAGATACATTTTCTGCTGGCACAGTCAACATAATCTACGAGGGCTAAATCATGGCAGTAACAATTGATGGATCAGCAAGCGTCACGATCAACTCAGGTGCGGTACTGGGGATTACCTCTGGCACTGCTGTTGCCTCTACATCAGGTACAAGCATTGACTTTACTTCTATCCCATCATGGGTGAAGCGCATCACTGTGATGTTTGAGGGTGTAAGCACTAATGGAACTTCTCCTGTGACCATGCAGATTGGCGACTCTGGTGGGGTTGAAATAACTGGGTATTTAGGCACAAATGGACGAACAGGTGCTGGCACTGCTGGGGCAAATAATTCATCGGGCTTTCTTATAGAAGATGGTGGCGCAACAGCGAGTGTTCGACACGGAAGTATTGCTCTTAATTTACTTAATTCTAGTACAAACACTTGGACAGCAATGGGGGCTGTAGGACGAAGTGATGGAGCAAACATTTATATACAGGGCGGATCTAAGTCTCTTTCTGCCACTCTAGATCGTGTTCGCTTAACCACATCAGGCGGCACAGACACCTTTGACGCTGGCTCAATCAACATTCTTTATGAAGGCTAAACCATGACACACAGAATCGTAGTAAATGTAGAAACAGGCGTGACCTCAATCGTTGAGTACACCGCTGAAGAACAAGCAGTGCATGATGCGGCAGTAGCGGCACAGCAAGCAGCGGCTGAAGCTAAGGCACTTGCAGATGCGGCAGCAACACCAGCGCCTACTGAGGCATAGTGATGGACAGCGTTGAAAAGGAATTTGCTGTGCATGAGGCCGTTTGCGCTGAACGATACGCCGCGATAGAAAAGGCTTTTGTCGAAGGCGACAAGCGCATGACTCGCATTGAGTATCTGCTCTACATTGTGATTGGTGCGGTTCTATTAGGGCCAGGCTTTGTTGGCACAATGGTCAACAAACTCATAGGCGGGTGAAATTGATCCGATTAGCATCCTCTTTGCAGCAAACGCTTGTTTGGCGGGAATCACTGAGCTTTGCTCAATGTACCGAGAAAGCAAAACCAATTTCCTTGAAGTCAAAAGCACAGTCGAGGAAATTGTTGGAGATGCAAAAGCTGTTAGGTCTTGGTGGCAAAAGCTGTTTGGTGCAAAGCCAGCCGCAAGCACAAAGCCTGTGGCAAAAAAGAAAAAAGAAAAATTTGTTGCCTATGACGAAACTCAGGCAATGGCCGATATCGTCAAGCAGCTTTCTAAATTCTGGAGCTTGCAGGATCAGTTAGCTGCATATCTGCGCGATGAGGAGGAGAAAGCAAAGGTCTACGATCCAAGTGTCAGCAACGCTCAGATGATGGAAAGCGCCATGAATCGTGTCATGTGCCGCCAGCAGATGGAGCAGCTCTCAACAACAATTCGGGAAATAATGGTGTACCAAACGCCTGGCCTTGCCGATCTGTATTCGCAGACCTACGAAATGCGCGAAGTCATCTCAGAGGAACAGGAAAAAGCTAGACTCAAGCAGGAGGCCAAAAAGAGGGAAGAGCAGTGGCTACGCAAAGAGGAGGAAAGAAACCTACAAGCAAAGCTCGCAGCAGTGGTAGCGACTTCTATATTCCTCCTTTACCTATGGATGTGGTTGTTGTTCGTAAGTCATTGGGGGAAGAGATGATTGCTTGGATAGCCTGCTGTGTGTTGATAGCTCTCTTACTTCCCTTGGGCGCAATGCTGTATTTGGACATCTTGGAAACAAAGAATGAAGTCAAGCAAGAGATTGTTAAGGTTGAACGATTAAGACGGCAAGTGGAGCAGCAACAAAGGAAAGGAAAGAATGATGATTAAGCAGCTTGAAAAAGATTCGACCTACAACCAATTTGATTCAGACGGTGACGGCGTTGTCACTGATGCTGAACTGTCCCGATCAGAGCGCATGATCACCATTGAGAACATGGACAAGATGGCCGACCAGCAACGCATCATGGCGTGGGCTGCTTTAGTTGCGCCTCCTTTCATCATTGCTTTCATGGCATCAGAGTTTGTGACTCTGGAAAAGGTAAGCGCATTGAACGGTCTGGCGACCACCTACTGCGCCGCCATGGGTACGATTGTGGTGGCTTTCATGGCGGCACAAGCGTATGTGCGTGGCAAGGCTGAAGGATGAGTATCTTCAACCCTTGGGTGATCCTCGGCTTTGTCTTGGCAATGCTGTCAGCCTTTGGTAGCGGATACTACAAGGGCGAGAATGATGAGTCTCAGCGCCAGCAAGTCGAGATTGCCGAGTTAAACGCCAAGGCGCGTGAGACTGAGCAGGCGATGGCAAGGGTAGCGCAGACATACGGTGACACATTACGAAAGGCGAACAATGTTGCAAAGGCTAAAGAAAATCAGTTGCGTGCTGATCTTAGTAATGGCAGTCTCAAGCTGCGGCTTCCTGCAAAAGCGCCCAACTGCGCCGTTCCAGTGTCCGAAACCGCCACCGCTGCCAGCGGAAGTGACAGCGGAGAAGCAAGAGCCGAATCTAGTGGATCGGTTGATGTCGCTTCCGATCTTCTCCAGATCGCAGCCGATGGAGATGCCGCCATCAGAAAGCTCAACGCCTGCATCGAAACCTACGAAACCTTGAGGAACACCAAATGAACTTATCAGCCAATTTTTCTCTGCATGAGATGTGTAAGTCAGAAACAGCCCTACGCATGGGCTTTGACAATACGCCTGATGCAGAGGCCACCGAGAATCTGCGTCTGCTGTGCGAGAAGGTGTTGCAGCCGGTGCGTGACCATTACGGCAAAGGCGTGAAGGTGAACTCTGCCTATCGTAGTCCTGAATCTAATGCGGCTGTGAATGGCTCGAAGTCCTCAGACCATTGCAAGGGTATGGCGGCAGATATTGAGATACCTGGCGTTGCCAACGCCGACCTCGCACAGTGGATCATGGACAACCTTGAGTACACGCAATTGATTCTGGAGTTTTACACTTCCGGCATTCCCGACAGCGGATGGGTTCATGTCAGCTATGACCCGAACAACCTGAAAAAGCAAGAGTTGACTGCCACCAAGGTTGCCGGTAAGACCACCTACTTGAATGGCTTGGTGGCTTAAAACATGGCACTAAACCTTGATCAGCAGATTACACCGCCAACAGCGCCAAACCTTGGCTCGGCTGATGTTGCCTACGATCAGGGTTTCTTCACGCAATCCTTTGGCGGCCTGAATACCTACTTCAGCAAGCTCACAGCACTGTTCTCAGCGTTGTTCGGCAGGCGTGGTGGCAAGTGGATCAACAGTCCCTATGGCGCGTTTCAGGATGGCACAGATCAAGTGGCGGCCAATACGACAACGGCGTATGCCATCACATTTGACACCACCGACTTCAGCAATGGCGTTACCTTATCGAATTCGTCAAGGCTGAATGTGGCGCAGGCTGGAATCTACAACTTGCAATTCAGCATTCAATTTAAGAACACCACCAATGACGGCCAAGATGTGGATGTCTGGTTTCGCAAAAACGGCACAAACATTGACAATTCAAACAGCAGATTTCATCCTCCAGCAAGAAAAAGTGCTGGCGACCCATCTCACTTAATTGCTGCGCTGAACTTCTTTGTTAATTTGGCGGCCAATGACTATGTAGAGATCATGTGGCAAACAACGAATGTTGGTGTCAGCATTGAGCATTTTGCAGCCAGCAGCACACCCACTAGACCGGCAGTGCCATCAGTCATTGCCACCTTGTCATTCGTGTCCAATCTGTCAGTAGAAACAGCATAATTCAGCCATGGCACTCATTCCACTCAAAATCCCTGCTGGCGTGTACCGCAACGGCACAGAGTATCAGTCTGCCGGACGCTGGTATGACGCAAATCTGGTCAGATGGTACGAAAACACACTGCGTCCCATTGGCGGCTGGCGTAAGAAGTCAGCCACCGCGCTGACCGGTTTGTGCCGTGGCATCTTGACTTGGCGTACCAATTCCGGTGCGCGTTACATTGCCGCTGGCACGCAGTCCAAGCTCTACGCCATGGACGAAAACAATGTCATCAAAGAGATCACGCCAACAGGTATTGCGTCTGGCCGTGCTGATGCCGTCAGCGGCACAGGCTATGGGTACAACACTTATGGCTCATTCGCCTATGGTGTAGCGCGTCCTGATGCCGGTGCTATTGCGCCAGCCACCACATGGAGTTTGGACACTTGGGGCGAGTATCTGGTGGCGTGCGCCGACACCGATGGCAAGCTCTATGAGTGGCAGTTGGGATTCACAACGCCAACCTTGGCGGTTGCCATCACCAACGCGCCAACCGGCTGCGCTGCCTTGCTGTCCACTGCCGAGCGATTCCTGTTTGCTTTGGGTGCGTCCAGCAATCCGCGTCTGGTCAAGTGGTCAGATCAAGAGGACAACACAACATGGACGGCGGCAGCCACCAATCAGGCCGGTGACTTTGAACTGAACACTGTTGGCGCTCTGAAGTGTGGAAAGCGCGTCAGAGGCATCAATCTGCTGTTCACTGATGTCGATGTCCACACCGCGACTTATGTCGGCCTACCCTATGTGTACAGCTTTGAGCGTGCCGGTTCAGGCTGTGGCGTGATTTCATCTCAGTCTGTGGCGGCCATCGACTCTGCCGCCATGTGGATGTCTCGATCAGGATTCTGGACATTTGACGGATATGTCAAGCCAATGGCTTGCGATGTCTCTGACTATGTGTTCAGCAACATGAACTACAACCAAGCGTCAAAGGTCTACGCTGTCCACAACAGCAAATATGGCGAGGTCTGGTGGTTCTACCCATCAAGCGCAAGCAATGAAATCGATTCATATGTGATCTACAACTACCGCGAAAGCCACTGGAATATTGGCACTTTGGCGCGTACTGCTGGTGTTGACCGTGGTGTGTATCTCAACCCCATCATGGTTGACCCATCAGGCTACATCTACGAGCACGAGGTTGGCTTTGGCTATGACGGTGGCTCTGTCTATGCCGAGTCTGGACCATACGAGATTGGCGTGGGAGAGAACATCATGTCGGTGCGTCAAGTCATTCCTGACGAGCAGACGCTGGGCGAGGTGCAGATCAGCTTCAAGTCTCGGATGTATCCGACATCGACAGAAACGACACACGGCCCATATTCAGCGTCACAGCCCACAGATGCGCGGTTCTCCGGCCGTCAGGTCAAGATTCGCTACACAGGCGCTGTGCTGCAAGATTGGCGCGTTGGCGTGACCAGAGTCGATGCGGTGGCGGCAGGTAAGCGTTGATTGATTGGGAAGAGTTTGGGAGACTGCGCCATCATGTGGCTGCGGCACTAGAATACTCTGGAGGCAGTCACAGTGTTGAGGATATTGCTGAAGGCATCAGACAAGGCCATTTCCAGTTTTGGCCTGCTCTTGATTCAGTAATAGTGACAGAGATCATTGTCTACCCGCAGTTAAAGGATTTGCACTTCTTCCTTGCTGG